CGCCGCTATCGAATGCAATTTGTGCGTCGCGACAAGCGGCGAATACAACTGGGCCAACGTTTGTTGCCGTGCCCGTTTTGTGACCGGCCTGCCCGGCATCGATTGGCGGCGCGCTTGGATGGAACGCTGGAAGTCGCGTGAGATCCCGGATTTTTATGAGGCGATCGAGCTGGCCGTGAAGACACGTTGGGCCAATAAGATGGGTGCCGCCAATGGCTGACAAACCGCGCTCAGTGTGGACGCCTATACAGCCCATCCCGGACGATGTTCCGGTGGCGCGGGTGCGGCATCCGACGCGCGGCGAGCCGCTGCGGGTGTTCTTTTACCAGGATGCCGAAGGCCGGCCGCTCGGACGCATCTGCCGGTTCACCACTTCATCCGGCGAAGCGGTGCATCTGCCGCTCACCTGGTGCCAGGATCAGGATGGCATTCGGGGTTGGCGCTGGATTCAGTTTCAGCGCTTCAGGCCGATGTTCGGCCTGGATAAATTGGCTGAATATGCCGCCGATCCGCTGGGTTTTGTGGTGATCGTGTTCGACGAACATGAAGCCGATTGGGCCAGGAAGCTGCTGCCGTCCGGGTGTTGTGTCGTGTCGTGGCCGGGCGGCTTGCGCAAAATCGACGAGGTGGACTGGTCGCCGCTCAAGGGACTGAGCGTGGTGATCTGGCCGTCGCGCACCATGGATCGCGTAAAGGTTAAGCGGGATGCGGATGAGGGTGGCGTAGTTCTGCCACGCGAGCGGCAGCCGGGTTGGATGGCGGCGCTGAAGCTGGAAAAAATCGCGCTCAGTTATGGCTGCAAGGTGTTGTGGATCGTTGATCCTTTTGCGAATGACCAATTGCCCGAAGGGTTCGGCCCTGCGATGGCGGGCATGCAGGACTGGGATGAAAAGCGGGTTTTGGATTTTATCTTCTACCACGGCGCAAAAGGTCTGGGCACCGACGCTGAGCAGCGCCTGCGCAAGCTCACCGGCGAGCGGGTCGCTTCCGATCCGCCCGTCGATGAGGCACAGCCCGCACCGGACGATGACAAATGGCATCTCAACCTGCTGACCAAGCACGGCGAGGTGCTGCCGTGCCTGGCGAACGTGCATGACATCCTGGCAAATTCGGAAGCGTGGCGTGGCGTGATCGCATTCGATGAGTTTGCGCAGCGTGTCGTCAAACTCAAAGCCCCGGTCTATATCGGCGGAACAATAGGCGAGTGGGAATCGACCGATGATTCGCGCACCGCGATGATGCTCTCACGCCTGTTCAAATTCGCACCTTCGTCCGCGCTGGTGACAGAGGCCGTCGAGGTGATCGCGCGCGAGAACGGATTCCACCCGGTGCGACGCTGGCTGCGCACGCTCAAATGGGACAACGTGCCGCGCGTCGATGACTGGTTGTGCGACTACATGGGCGTGCCCAAGACCGAATATTCGATGCGCGTGGCGCGCTGGTATCTGATGGGCATGATCGCGCGCGTGATGGTGCCGGGCAAGAAGTTCGATTACTGCCTGGTGCTGGAGGGCGTGCAGGGCCGCTTGAAGAGCAGCGCACTGGCCGTGCTCGGTGGTGAGTGGTTCGGCGATACCGATATCAACCTGGACAACAAGGATTCGATGAGCGCGCTGCGCGGCAAGTGGCTCTATGAGTTCCAGGAGATGGGTTCGCTGGCCAAGCATGAGGCTAGCAAGCAGAAGAGTTTTATCTCGCGCCAGGTGGACGAGTTCCGTCCGGTGTATGGCCGGCGTGAGATTCGTTGTCCGCGCCAGGTGGTGTTCGCCGGCACTACCAATGATTGGGAATGGAACAAGGACCCGACCGGAGGGCGGCGATTCTGGCCGGTCGCCGTGGACAATGATGTGCACGTCGAGGGGTTGCGCGAAGCGCGCGAGCAATTGTTCGCCGAGGCGCTGGTGAGGTTCGAGGCCGGTGAGCGTTATTGGCCCACCTCGGCGGAGCAGCGCGAGTTCTTCGACCCGGAACAACTCAAGCGCGAGCAACAGGATTCACTGGTGGATGCCCTGCATGACTGGGTGTATCAGCAATTTAAGGAGTTTTCCATCGCAACGGCCGCAATGGATGGGTTGAAGATGGATGCGTCGAAATTGACGCGCGATCTGCAAACGAGAATTGGCATTTCATTGCGCAAGCTCGGGTGCGCGAAGGTGGAAAAACGCAACGGCATGACTCGCTTTTGGTACCAGCCGCCAGAGAAAACGGCAAAGTCGGAAAGCAGCATGCTCGCGCAGCAATCATCGGGAGACGAACATGACGCGTTCTGACCCCCGAGGTATGGAAGGTATGGCAAGGTATGGAAGGCTGCAAGCCGCGCCGGTGGCCGATGTTCCATACCTTCCATACCTTCCATACCTATGTCCTCACGTGCGTGAGCGTGCGCCCGCGCATATACGCGCGCGCGTGCGTAATCACATTTACGTCTGGAAGGTATGGAAGGTATGGAAGGTATGGAACAGGGCCGGTTTTATTGGCTTGCAGGGTTCCATACCTTGGCTTGAGGTATGGAAGGTGTGGAAGGGTGGCTCGCCATGCTGACTATAAAGATCGAGGGTCTGGAAGAACTCAAGCGCGACTTGAGCGATATCGGGTTTAAGCAGATCCCCTTCGCTGCAAAAAACGCGCTTAATTCGACGGCCAAGCTGGTCAACCAGGCATTGCAGGATGAGATCAACCGGGCTGTTGATCGGCCTAACCCAGCAACTCGGCAAGCCATGTTTGTGTACGAGTATGCGACCAAAGCCAATCTTCGCGCAGAGGTCGGGTTGAGGGACGGTGTCAGAAAGTCGGCTCGCAATTCATTGGGGCAGTTGGCAGGTACGCAAGGGAAGGGATCAACCATGCCAGACCGTTACCTGAGCGCGTTGATCGATGGTGGTACGCGCGTGAGCAAGCGATATGAGCGAGCCCTGCAAAAAGTCGGGGTGATGCCCGCCGGAATGTACGGTGTGTTTGCCAAGCGCAGCAATGCACTCGATCAGTATGGCAATCTGTCAGGTGCCAAGATCGTGCAGATACTCTCGTGGTTCAAGGCGTTCCCTGAACAAGGCTATCGCATGAACCGCAAGAACACGACCAGGTTGATCAAGGGGAAGGGAATGAAATGGGGGTTCGCCTACTTCCGCGGTGGACGTAACACCGGATTGCCTGATGGGATATGGGAGCGGCATTACCCGAACGGTCAAGCAGGTAAATCATTCGTGCGTCCCATCATCCTGTTCGTCGGAACGCCGTCATACGGCAAGCGTATCCGCTACTTCGAGACAGCCAGCGAAACCATTGATAGGGTGTGGAACATCGAGTTCGACAGAGAGTTTGCCAGCGCAATGAGGACGGCGAAATGAGCGCATCCAATGAAGCGCCAGTAGTTATGTGTTGCGCAACAAGTAGCATACAACCCATTGAAACGAAAGGTACTCCCGCAGCTTTCCCGATACGGGTGATTAGTACCTTGTGTGTGCTCTAGTCATGAGTTTTTACTAAGGGGGTTGTAAGGTGTTGAGTCAACAGGATATTGCAGATCATCTTGATTTAAGCCAGCAAGCTGTAAGTGAGCTTCTGGAGCAGATCAATTTAGATTGGAAAACTGTTGAACTGGGTGATATTCGTGTTGCATATATACGCCGCTTGCGAGAGCAGGCCGCTGGCAGAGGTGGTGCGAACGTGGGTGAACTGGCGGCCGAGCGCGCAAGGTTGGCCAGTGAACAGGCCGACAAGGTGGCGATGCAGAACGCCGTCACGCGCGGCGAGCTGGCGCCGGTTGCGCTGATCGAGGAGGTACTGACCAAGGCGGCGTCGAAGGTTGCCGGCGTTTTGGATGCAATACCTGGGATGGTGCGCCGTCGCGTTCCTCAACTTACGGCTGATGATATTGATCTGATCGCAGGAGAGGTGGCGAAGGCGCGCAATACGGTGGCTGCGATGTCGTTATCAGACCTGAATGATGAGGCGACCGTCGAGGATGATGCCGTTGTTGTTGATCAAATAATGGGTGAGGCTGCCTGATGGATCTATCCGAGCACACTCGTTTCATTCTCCCGACGCTGGAGCAACACCTGGCGCGAGGGATGAGTGCGTTCGGGGTGCCGCCGCCGATGACGCTGGACGAATGGGCGCGGGAGCATTTCTATCTGTCCGTCGAATCGTCCTATGTTGAGCAGCGGTGGACGCCGTGGTGGTTCCAGCGCGCGATCATGGCGTGTATCAGCAACGACGATATCCGCGAGATCATCTGGCGCAAGTCGGCTCGCGTCGGATATACCAAGATTCTGCTGGCGGCGATGGGCTACTTCGCGCAACACAAGCGGCGCAACCAGGTGTTGTGGCAGCCGACCGATGATGACCGCGACGAGTTTGTCAAGACCGAACTGGACCCGATGCTGCGCGACGTGGCGGTGATGGAAATGGTGTTCCCTGCCTACCTGAAACGCGACAAGGACAACACGCTGCAGGCGAAGAAGTTCCTCGGCAGCATGGCGCACATCAAGGGCGGGAAGGCCGCGAAAAACTACCGGCGGCTGAGCGCGGACGTGGCGATGCTGGACGAATACGATGCGTTCGATGCGAACATCGAGAAGGAAGGCGATCCCGGCACGCTGGCGGCCAAGCGCGTCGAGGGCGCGACCTTTCCCAAGATGGTATTCGGCAGCACGCCGAAGCTGAAGGGTTTTTCCAACATCGAAAAACGCGAGCGCGACGCGGACATTTTCCTGCAACCCTGCATTCCCTGTCCGGAGTGTGGCGGCTACCATCCGCTGGTGTGGGGCGGCAAAGAAGAGATGAGCGGTTTCAAGTGGCATGACGACGATCCCGAAACCGTCCGCCACTTGTGTCCGCACTGCGGCGCGCTGATCTCGCAGGCGCAATACCTGGGCATCGACCTGGACACGGCCGGACGCTATCAAGCCGATGACGGCACCACGCTGGACAACAAGGGCATCTTCCGCAACCCGCAGGGCGAGATCATTCGCCCGCCGGCGTGCGTCGCTTTCCACACCTGGAGCGCCTACAGCCCGAACGTATCATGGGCCGGCATCGTGCGCGAATTCATTGCCGCCAACCGTGAAAGCGGCGAGGGCAAAAAAGAAAAGCTACAGGCCTTCGTCAACACCACTCGCGGCGATTACTGGGCCGAAGAATACGAAAAGACCGACGAGAACGAACTGCGCGCGCGCGCCGAGCCGTTCCTGCTGGAGCGCGTGCCGCGCGGCGCAGTGCTGCTGCTGGCTGGGATCGACACACAACCGAACCGGCTGGAGTGCGGCGTGTGGGGTTATGGGCGCGGCTGCGAAATGTGGACCGTCGCGCACCGCATTTTTTTCGGCAACCCGGACGAGGAGGAGGTGTGGGCGGATATGGACGAATTCCTGTTCGAGACCGAATTCATGCACGCCAGCGGATCCCGCCTGCGCATCACCGGCGCGGCGATCGACACGCGCGGCCACAACACCCACGCCGTGTACAACTGGGTAGCCAAACATAATCGCCGTAAAGTGTTCGCCATCGGCGGGCGCAGCGGGCGCGAGAAACACATCAAGGACGGTGCCAGCAAAGTAGATATCGACTGGAAGGGGCGGCTGCGCAAAAACGGCCTGGTGCTGTGGTGGGTCGGGACAAACCACGCCAAAGACCTACTGCATGGCCGCTTGCAGATTACCAAGCCGGGCCCCGGCTACGTCCACTTCAGTAAAGAACTCAGCGACGAATGGTTCCGCCAATTCACCGGCGAAGCGCGCACCACCCGCCGCACCACGCGCGGCGAAGAGTCCTCCTGGACAGCGATCAGGAAGCGCGTTGAGGCCTGGGACTGCGGCGTGTACACCATCTGGCTGGAGACATATTTCGATCTGCATAAAAAAAGCGCGAAATTCTGGGATGATCTGGAAGCCAAGGTGCAGCCGCTGATGGCAGACCTGTTCAGTCAGCCCAAAGAACTGACGCTGGACGAGCTGGTCGCCGGTGTGCCGAGCAAAATGCAGACGCCTGTACCCAGCCGCGCCGCCAAACCTGGCGCAGCGCGCAGCAGTTTCGCCACGGACGATTGGGCGCAAAGGGGATTCAAGTGAGCGGTGAAGCGTTGCTTAGATTTGTCCTCAAAGCCGTTCAACATGCGATCGGTGAAAACTCATTCAGTGACAACTGCGCCGAGCAGATCGAGCAGCAATTGCGCTGGCCGGTCGTTGAACGCTGGGCCATCATTGATCGTCAACAGGATGGAGGATGTGAAGTATATGTTGCAAAAATAGATTGCCTGGCGCGCAAGGAAGAAGTGCTGAAAGATTTTAATGGGTGCAACAGGACAGAAGTATGCGCCAAACATCGCATCAGCAAGGCGCAATTTTATCGGATGCTAAAAGGAGAATGAAAATGGCCGGCAAGTATCAGGTTAAAAAACAGTCTCATCTTCCCCCTGTAAATGAGACAGCCGCCTCGGTAAATTCGGCAAACCTGAATGCGCCCTCTCCTCAATCCTCTCCCGCAAGCGGGAGGGGAGGCGAACGAGAGAAGCATAAAACCATACAAGGGTTCGCCGATGAGCACTGCTACCGAGATGCTGGCCAAATATCTGGTCGCTGAAACCGCGTTATTGGAGGGCAAGGAAGTCAGCTTTGGCGACCGGCGCCTGCGCATGGAAGATCTGCCCGCCATCATCGCCGGGCGAAAAGAATGGGAACAGCGCGCCGTTGCCGAAGTCGCACGGGCCAACCAGGCGCCCACCATCGGCGGGCTGACGATGTCTGTGGCCAGATTCGATAATCCCGTATGAA